AGCGAAGCCGCGAAGGACGCTTACGGCAAGTCGGCAGTTCGAGACGAAGAGCCTCGCTGTTGGCGCTGCAATCGTCTCTTAGCGGAGTTCGTCACTCGACCTTGGAGCATTCGCTGTGGCAGATGCAAAGCACACAACAAATCCTAGCCTTCTTGCAGATCTTTCTTCTGCGAAGGTGGCGGATAGGCGGTGCGGTATCGTAAAGATCATGGAGAGGATGGACGCGGACGAGGCGGACGCCTTGATGGCGGCAATTGACAATCCTCTGGTCAGCGCGTCTGATCTGGCTCGCATTCTCACCCAGCATGGTTTCGCCGCTTCGGACAAGATGATCTGGCGTCATCGGAATCGCGGCAATGGTGGTTGCGGGTGTCCGAAGTGAGTATCGGAGACAAGTTGGCGAATCTGACTCGTTCTGTTGAGAACGGGACGATTCCTGCGGCTAAACGGAAGGACCGGGAAGGTCAGTGGAAGCCGGGTATTGAATGGTCCGGGTCCGACGGATTCGTCACGACTCCGATCATGCCGGGCAAGGACAAGCCCGACTGGGCCGAAGTGCTGACGGTATTCGAACTCGATCCAGCGCAGTTCGAGGTTGTCGAGCCGGTCTTGTTCAATGCGTGGAACGCGATGGGTCCAGAGGGTTCTGTTCAGTTGATGCGTCAGTGGAAGGCGAAGATCATTCGTCGAGTTCACGCGACGACTGACGTTACGGACCTGATTGATGAGATCAAGCGGCACAAGCCGAACCGTAAGAAGACGTTGGCTCGGGGCGACTCTAGTTTGGTTGTCGTACTGAGTGACTGGCAGATCGGTAAACCGGACGGTGATGGTCTGGAGGGGACGGTCAGTCGGATTCTGGAGAAGATCGACGCCGTTGGTGCTCGTGTTCGCGAGGTCAGGAAGATTGGCTACGACGTTGATGAGATCATCGTGATCGGTCTCGGTGATCTGGTTGAGGGCGTCGAGGGGAACTATGCGATGCAGACGTTTGCCGTGCAGGCGGATCGTCGCGAGCAGGTCAAGATCGCGCGCAGGCTCGTGCGGGATGCGATCATCGAGTGGTCGCGTCTGGTGTCGAGTGTTCGCGTCGTTGCCGTTGCGGGTAATCATGGTGAGCATCGTCGCGCCGGGAAGGCGTTTACGACACTGGCGGATTCGGATGATCTGGCGATCTTCGAGCAGGTGGCCGAGGTCTTTGCGTCGAATCCTGATGCGTATGGGCATGTGCTGTTTGCGATTCCTCGCGGCGAGTTGGCGATGACGCTGGACGTGCATGGGTGTGTGCTCGGTGTGACGCATGGGCATTCGGCGAAGATGGGTAGTGGTAACTCGGAGATGAAGTTGCGACGTTGGTTGGAGAAGCAGGCTCTTGGTCGGCAGCCAATCGGAGATTGTGACGTGCTTGTAACAGGTCATTATCATTCGTTTCGGATGGCTGACTGGGGTGGTGTAACATGGGTTCAGGCACCGGCTCTAGACGGAGGTTCCGAATGGTGGACAGCACAGACCGGCGATCGCTCGAAGAGCGGACTCTTGACCTTCGTAATTTCCGAGCGGGGATTCAGCGGCGTCGAAATCCTCTGACATTTCACATCTTCTGCCTATCACTCTCACTCATCTTTGCCTACCACTTTCACGCAGACACCGCTCACGCCAACAGGCCCGCACCCGCCCACGCCGTAGAAGCCTTCCGCACGGAAATCCTTCCTCTCAACTGGAAATTCTTCGTCGAGATTGGAAGATGCGAACAACCCGGCAATGGGCGATGGGGGATCAACTGGAAGCACCCCGGTCCGACATATCCCGGCGGACTCGGAGTCTTCGCGCCCCTCTGGACCGAAGAGGGCATTGATGGTACCGATCTGGCACCAACGATCCCCGAAGCCACCCCGATCGAACAGATGATCCACGCACAGCGCATCATCGACAAATACGGCGTCTACGCATGGGGCTGCACTGGCGTTGCCCTCGCAAACGCGCCGTTCTACGAGTAGTGCCGCCGTTTCGGCATCCGTAAGCGGCACACGCGCCCGGTAGACTTCTTGAAACGAAGTCTTCGTGCCCAGCGTGGTCTCTCTCCCGCACCCCCCGTGCCCCGAGTGGCAATAGCGGAAGCGAAACAACGCTGTGCTATGGGGGGATCTAGGTGGCAAGTTACCGCGTACTGACAGGAATCGACTACCCGCCGGACAAGCGCGCCGAGGCGGGCGACATCGTTGATGACTTGCCCGGCAAGAGCATCAAGTGGTTGGTCGCGTGTGGCGCGATCGAGAAGGCCGAAGGCTCTGTCTGGCCCAAGGAAGAGGTCGTCGAAGAGACCGTCGAGGAAGAAGTCGTCGAGGAAGAAGTCGTCGAAGAGGCGGCCGCCGAAGAGGACGAGGAAGAGGCCGCTTCGGCCGTCTGGCCTGTTACGTCCGCGATTCTCGACGCGCTCGAAGACGAAGAGGATGGTGACAAGTAATGCCCACGTTCCGCCACGGTAAGAACACTGCCGTTCTCGTCAACGAGTTCGATTTCTCTGAATTCTTCAACGAGGCCACTGCCTCGCTGTCGGTCGAGACTGCTGAGACAACGACGTTCGGCAATTCGGCCAAGACGTACGTCGTCGGCCAGAAGGACGCCACGGCGAGCCTGAGCGGCCTCTTTGAAGGCTCCGCAACGGGTACGGACGCCGAGTTCTCGGCTGCGATCGGCACGAACAACACGCTCGTGACGATCGGCGTCGAGGATGCGATCGGAGCGCGCCGCGCGATGGTGATGAAGTCGATCAACACGTCGTACGAGATCTCTTCGCCGGTCGCTGATGTCGTCTCGATGAGCGCCGAACTTCAGGCCGAAGAGGACGCAATCGACTACGGCATCTTCCTCGTTGACCTCGCCGCGATCACGGCGACGACGAATGGTGCTTCGCGTGACAATGGGGCCTCGTCGGCGAATGGTCTGGTCGCCCAGTTGCATGTCACCGCGAACGCGCACGACAATAACGCGGTGTTCAAGGTGCAGCATTCGGCCGACAACTCGACGTGGGCCGATCTCATCACGTTCACTACGGTCGCCACGACCGTCAAGACGGCCGAGCGCTCGGAGACGACCGGCACTGTCAACCGTTACCTGCGAGCGCAGGCAACTCTCTCCGGGTCTGGTTCCATCACCTACACGATCGCTGCGGCGAGGAGGTAACACGTTATGCCCACGTTCCGTCATGGTAAGAGCGCTGTCTTCAAGATCGACGACAGCGGCGGCACCCTTCAGGACATCTCGAACACCGTCAACGAGGTCACGTTCTCGCGCTCCTTGGAGACCGGCGAGACCACTTCGTTCGGCTCGTCCGCGAAGTCGTACGTCGCTGGCCTGTCCGACGCCACGATCAGCGTCTCCGGCACTTGGGACGCCACCGTTGATGGCTACCTCGCTGGCGGCATCGGCGTCGATACGCTGTCGTTCGAGTACGGCCCCGAGGGTTCGACCTCCGGCCGCATCAAGTACACGGGCGAGTGCATCTGCACGTCGTTCGAGCCGGGCAGCCCCGTCGGGGATGTCGTGACCTACTCTGCCGAGTATCAGGTCACGGGTGCCGTCACGCGCGGTACCTACACCTAGTACCACAATCCAGTAACCCAACCAGTCGTAGCCTAGTGCTCGGGAGGTAAATCGTGTCCATTCGTGACCAGATCTTCGCATCTGACGACATCCTGAAGGAAATCGTCGAGATCCCAGAATGGGGAGGCATCAAGATCGAAGTTCGCTCCCTCACGGGCGCTGACCGGGCGCGCATCCTCGAAACGGGCGTGGACGCAATGGGCAATGTCAGCCTTCAGCGTGTCTACCCGGAGATGGTGATTGCCAGCGCGTTCGATCCGGAGTCGGGTGAGCGCGTCTTCGAAGAGGCCGATAAGGATGGTCTCATGTCGAAGAATGCTCTGGCGATCGACCGTCTTGCGGTCATCGCGACGAAGTTGAGCGGGTTGCAGGATGACGCGGTGGATAAGGCGGGAAACGCATCCTCTTCAACCCGGAAAGGCGGTTCTACTTCGAGTTAGCCGAGAAACTGGGTCGGACCGTAGGCGAGTTGCTCTACGGAAGCCCGGCACACAGGCCGATTTCATCCGCTGAGATCACGGAATGGATGGCTGTGTGGAAACTGCGGGCACATGAGGAAGAACAGGCACTAGCAAGAGCAAGGAAGAAGTAACCAAACGTGACGGTCGTAACTGATGTAATTGCCCGGCTCCGGGCCGATACGACCAACTTCTCGCGCGGCTTTGCTACTGCCACCGCCCAAGTCAAGGCTCTCGAAACCGCTACGGCGCGCAGTGAGGCGCGTGTTAGTCGCGCATCGTCCACGATGGCGAATGCGACGGCGATCTTCGGATCTGCTGCTCGACGCAATTCTGATCTGTACCGAGCGTCGCTTGGGTCGATGGTCGCCACGTCTGGCGCATTGTCGAGTGCTGTCCGTATCGCGGGCAGTGGCATGTCGGATGCGTACGACATGGCGGCTGACTCGACGGATGCGAGTATGCGTCGTTCGATCGACGCGCACATGCGGAGTCGGCGCAGCCTAGAGGCTCTAGTCGGAGCGTCTGCCGCCGTAAGCGCCGGGACAGACCGCATGAGTGGCGGATTCGACAACATGACCAAGCGAACCGGCCGACTAAGCATGGCCGCTGCCGGTGCCGCCACCGCCCTAAAGGGCATCGGTATCGCGGGTGGTGTCGCTCTTGCCGCTGGTGGTGCAGCGCTCGGCATGTTCACAATGCGAGGCATTCAGGCCGCTGCGAGTTTCCAGCAGACAACTTTGGCATTCGAATCATCGTTCAAGTCAATGGGTCGAAGTGCCGAAGAAGCGCAACAGTACCTCACTGATTTGCGTGACTTCGCCGCGAAGACGCCGTTCGAGTTGACAGGGCTTCTCGACTCGGTGCGTGGCCTGATGACGATCGGGAAGACGCCAGAGCAGATTCTCAACGATCTTCTGCCCGCGATCGGCGACATGGCGTCGATGATGGGTGTTGGCGAAGAGGCAATTGGGCGGGTTGTGTTCGCATTCCGTCAGATCGCCGGATCGCCGAAGGTGCTGGCGCAGGATCTCTACCAGATCCAGAATGCACTGCCCGGTTTCAACGCGAAGATGGGCTTGGCGAATGATGCGATTCTCGCTATGGCTGCTGGCTTTGAGAAAGGCAACATCGCGGAGTACCAGAAGGCTGTCGAGAGTGGCGCGATCACTGGCGCAATGGCTGTCGATGCGTTGATTCGCGCAATGCAGAAGTTCCCCGGCGCTGCGGGCATGATGGAGAAGCAGTCGCAAACCCTCACGGGCGTCATTTCCACGTTCAAGGACGAAGTGAACAATGCCCTGATTGACGGTTTCGCGCCCGCAATCCCGGCAATCAGCAAGGCTCTTCTTGGTGTTCTTCCGGCGGTGCAGAATCTCACGAAGGGCTTTGCCAGCGCGATGGGTCCGGTTGTCGCGCAGATCGTGAATGAGGTCGCTCCGGCATTCGTGGAGATGTCGAAGACGCTTTCGCCGGTTCTGAGCCAACTCATCAGTGGCCTTGGTCCCGTCCTGTCGTCGCTTCTGCCGTTGATCGGTACGCTCGGTCAGGCTGTGGGTGGTGTCCTCGTTGGCGCTTTGCGGGCGATTGCTCCGGCTCTCGAAGTTCTCG